ATTATTAATTTAGGAGATTAATAAGTGGCAACTGTTATAAAATTAAAAAGAAGTACAACGGCTTCTGCTGTACCGACTACTAGTGATTTAGAAGACGGCGAAGTCGCCGTTAATATAACAGACAAAGTAGTTTATATGAGAAGTGGTGGCAGTATTGTTACTGTCGCTAACTTTAATTCAGCTTCAAGTGTTGATTTATCAGCAATTGACCAACATATTTTGCCTGATACAACTGAAACATATGATTTAGGTTCAGTATCTAAAAGATTTCGTTCATTGTATCTAGCAGGTGACACGATTGATATTGGTGGTTCAACTATATCATCTGACGGAACAGGAACAATTTCTATTTCCGCTTCAGGTGCTACATTACCTCTAAACTCAAACGTTGAAGTTGTAAGTGGAGTAACAAAGACACTTGCGTTAGCAGGAGAAGATGGTTCACCAGTTCAAGCGGTGCCATTTTTCACTAAAGCATTAGGTCTAAATACTCAAGCAACAAAACTAGATTTTAAAGCTGATCCTGATAAAGTTGTGGCACAATTTACTTTGGCAAATGGAACAGTTTTAGGGTCAGCACAAGGAAACACATTATTTTTCTTTTAAGGAATAACATATGGTAGCAAAAACACCGATACGAACAGTCTTTAACGAAAGTGGAACAGCAACAGGTTTAGCAGAGTTTCAAACAGGTGAATTTGTAGCAGTAGAACACGGTGGTACAGGTGCTGTAACTCTTACTTCAAATGCAATTCTTTTAGGTAATGGCACAAGCGCAATACAAAATTCTGCAATCGGCATATCTGGTACAACTCTATCATCTACAGATTCATCTCTAATTACAATTGATGAAGGACTAACTGTAACAGGTAATCTTACAGTATCAGGTACAATTACAGGTACTATATCAGGAGCAACAACTTCAGGTAATATTCAAGTTGGTGTTACAGGTAATAATGAAATAGACACTTCATCAGGTAATTTAACATTAGATTCTGCTGGAGGCACAATTTCAATAGATGATAACTTGTCTGTAACAGGTAATGCCACTATTACAGGTAATTTAACTGTAAATGGAACAACAACAACTGTTAATTCAACAACAATTGAAATTACTAATTCATTTACTTTTGAAGGTTCAACAGCTGATGATTATGAAACAGTATTAGGTGTTGTTGACCCTACGGCTGATAGAACAATTAATTTACCAAATGCTTCAGGTACAATTGTATTACAAGATACTACTGATACATTAACAAATAAAACTTTAACATCGCCGATTATTTCTTCAATATCAAATACAGGTACTTTGACATTACCTACATCTACTGATACATTAGTAGGAAGAGCAACAACAGATACTTTAACAAATAAAACTATTAATAGTGCTTCAAACACAATCACTATTACAGAATCAAATATATCAGATTTACAATCTTATATCTTAGCCAATTCAACAGATACTTTAACAAACAAAACAATCAATAGTGCTTCTAACACAATTACAATCACAGAATCAAATATATCAGATTTACAATCGTATATTTTAGCAAATTCTACTGACACTTTAACAAATAAGACTATTGACGCTGACAATAACACAATTACAAATATTGGAGATAGTGAGTTATCAAGTGGTATTAGCGCTACCAAAATAGGTAACGGAGATGTAGATAATACAGAATTAAGTTATCTAAATGGTGTAACAAGTTCAATTCAAACACAAATAGATACAAAAGCCTCTACTGCCTTTGCTATTGCTCAGGCCGTTGCTCTTGGATAACACACTATTTTTATTATAAATAGTAGTAAACACTTATAGGGGTTAATAATGGCAACGCCAGCTACAAGAGAACAATTAAAACAATACGCTTTAAGAGCACTCGGAAAACCAGTCATTGAAATTAACGTAGATGACGACCAATTAGAAGATAGAATAGATGAAGCATTACAATACTATGCTCAATATCACTATGATGGTATTCGTAGAACCTATCTAAAATATCAATACACCGAAGCTGATAAAGCTAGAATTACAGGTAACTCGTCTGAATCTGTTACTAAAAATTCCGTTACAACTACTTGGAGTGAAGGTAACAATTATATTATTGTACCTGAAAGTGTGTTTTCAGTTATCAACATTTTCCCTTTTTCAGATAAAGGTAATTTAAACTTATTTGACGTAAGATATCAATTACGATTAAATGACCTTTACGATTTTTCTTCAACATCAATTATTAATTATGATATAGTATTAAGACATTTAGATTTTTTAGATCATATATTAGTAGGGGAAAAACCATTTAGATTTGTACAAAATGATAATCGTTTGTATATAGATATGGACTGGACAAATGATTTACAAGTAGGTGAGTATCTTGTTATTGAAGCATACCGTAAATTAGATCCTGAAACATTTACAGATATTTACAATGATATGATTTTAAAAAGATATGTAACTGCTTTGTTTAAGAAAAATTGGGGTGCCAATCTTAGTAAGTTTAATGGAGTTGCAATGTTAGGTGGAGTTACTTTAAATGGTCAACAAATTTATTCAGAAGCAATACAAGAGATTGAAAAAATAGAAAACGAAATTAGAAACTCGTTTGAAATGTCACAACCACTTATGATAGGATAATGATATGGCAGTTAATCATTATTTTCAAGGTGGTAACGGTATAGGAAATACCAGTGAAAAAAGATTATACGAAGATTTAATTATAGAAGGCCTAAAAATATACGGCAAAGACGTTTATTATTTACCACGAACATTAGTTAATAGAGATTTAATACTTGGTGAAGATTCATTAAGTAAGTTTGATGATTCATATTTAATTGAAATGTATATGGAAACCACCGAAGGATTTGCTGGTGACCAAGAAATTATTAATAAGTTTGGTTTAGAAATTAGAGAAGATACAACCTTTATGGTTGCTAAGAGAAGATGGCAAGACGCTGTTGACTCTGTTCACACTTTAATTAAAGACGGAAGACCAAACGAAGGCGATATCATTTATATGCCTTTAATGAATAGTTTTTTTGAAATACAATTTGTTGAAGACCAAGAGCCATTCTTTCAACTCGGTAATTTACCAGTTTATAAATTAAAATGTACTCGTTGGGAATATTCTTCAGAAAGACTTAATACAGGTGTTACGGATATTGATAGTGCTGAAACACAATACAGTTTAGATCAATTAGCACATCAAGTATCACTTGAAGCAGGTACAAATGAAGACTCAAGTACAGGTGCTTTATTATTAGAAAATGATAGTGTTACAGGTGAACCAAATTACTTTTTACTTGAAACTTATAATATTCAAACACAGGCAAATACATATGCCGATAATTTAGATTTAGATAGTGAGGCAGGTTTTGATACGGCCTCTACAGCAGATGACATATTAGATTTTACCGAAAGAAATCCTTTTGGTGATGTAGATGAAGGAGCGTTTTAATGTTTGGTAATTATTTCTATAATGAGTCAATGAGAAGAATGACAATTGCCTTTGGCCAATTGTTTAATAATATTCAAATCAAAAGAAAAGACTCTAACGATACAGTTATACAATCTATTAAAGTTCCTTTGGCTTACGCTCCAAAAGAAAAATTTTTAGTAAGATTAGATCAACAACCCTCTTTAGATGAAAGAGAATTTGCAATTACTTTGCCTCGTATGTCTTTTGAAATTACTTCAATTGCTTATGACCCTAGTAGAAAATTAAATCGTATTCAAAAATTTAAAAGAGTAAAAACATCAACAGATGGTAAAATATTAGATTATAACTATATGCCTGTACCATACAATATTTCATATAGTCTAAACATATTTACAGCCACAGCAGAAAGTGGTTTACAAATTGTAGAACAGATATTACCTTTTTTTCAACCAGATTATACTGTTACAGTTAACGCTATACCTAGTTTAAATATCAAAAGAGATGTGCCAATAGTATTAAATAGTGTTACTTATGAAGACAGTTATAATGGTAATTTTACACAACGTAGAGCTGTTATATATACACTTACATTTACTGCTAAAACTTATCTATTTGGACCAGCACAAACTCAAAAGGTTATCAAAGAAGTACAATCAGATATACACACAAATCCAACAACAGCAG